TCGGCCTGTTCGTGGGATCAGGCGCCACCGTCAACCTTAGCTTTCAAGCCATAGATTTTGGAAACTTCACCGGCAGCGGCTCCCATATCGGCTGCTCGATCCAAGGGGTCATCAACAGCATCGGCAATTATACGATCAGCGGGGGCGCCACTTCCTTTGCCGACATCGAGGATGGATGCGTCACCCATTTCACGACTGGCGTTGGCACATTGACCGGAACACCCGCTTTCACGCAGTTCCTCAATGCCCATGGGGCCGGCGCCATCATCGGCACAAATTCCGCGAACTTCTCCGGGAGTGCGACCGGAAAGAGGTTTGCCTGCACGTTGTTAGCCCTGATCGATACGGCGGCGACGAGTGGGAGTTTGCCGGGTAATGCGGGAGGCACACCCACTGCAGGGACGCTCGGTGCCGATGGATGCTACGTCGATTGAGGGCATGAGTGCGTGGGCGTCACCTCAAATGACATCGCCAATCAGGCCATCGTCGACATGGGTGGCAACCAGCCTGCCGTCACCGGGCAGGCGCCGAATTTCGACAACTCGACCGCCGGGCTCGCGCTGCAGAAACTCTACGCCCCGACAGTGCAAACCGTGGCCAAGCAGTTTGGGTGGGACTTCACCCGCGCTGCCGTCGCGCTCCAGCCAACAGGCAACAATGCTCCGCTCGGCTATGCCTTCGAGTACCTCTATCCCGCAAACGGCATCGAAGTTTTCGAGCTCCAGCCGCAACCGATCGCAGACTTCAACAATCCGTTGCCGGTCAACTGGACGATCGGAAACGATGTGGTGGGTGGAACGCAGAGCAAGGTCATCTGGACGAACTTGGCGAATGCCATCGCGGTCTACAATAATGTGCCGCAGGAATCGACTTGGGATGCTCTCTTCCACGAGGCAGTTGTGCGCTTGTTGACCTCCGTGCTATCCATGGCGCTGGCTGGGAAGCCGGATGTGGCGGAGGCTTATCTGCAGTCATCGGCGGCTTTCGAGGCGATCGGTGAGACGAGGGCCGGTTGATGGCTTCAACCCTCGCCGCCCAGAACCCGGCCGATGTCGTCAACCAAGCCCTCGCCAAGATGGGCTACAAGCTGCGCGTGGGAAGTCTTTTCGACGGCTCGCTGGCGGCCAAGAAGGCCCTCGACATCTATGCCCAGACCCGCGATCAGTTGCTCCGTCAAGGTGATTTCGATTTCTCCAAGCAGATCGTCGCCGCTGCCCTGACCGGCCAGGTGGCCCCGCTGCCGTGGAGCAACGAATACGTCTATCCCGCGAATTGCCTCAAGGTTCGCGATATCTTCGGCGTGGCCTACGCCAGCAGTCCAAACAATCCACTGCCGGTCCTCTGGACCATTGGCGACAATCCCAACACGGTGAAGAAGGTCATCTGGACCAACATCAATCCGGCAACGCTGGTCTACACCGCGCAAATCACCGACCCGACCCTATGGGAGACGAGCTTCACCGAGGCGCTGGCCGATGGACTGCGCACGCGCCTGACTCCACTGCTGGCATCGCTCGAGCTCGAAAAGATCGCGGCCGAGGATGAGAAGGCCGCCATCGCCACAGCGGAGGCCATGATCGGATGAGCACCTACGCTGCCCAAGTCCCCGAAGACATCATCAACATCGCGCTCACCGGCATCGGGCAGGCGCGGATCACAAACATCTTCGAAGGATCGCGCAATTCCCGCGCTGCGCTCAACATCTATGCGCAGACGCGCGACGCGCTCTTGCGTGATGGCAATTGGCCGTTCGCCGAGCGCAACGTCAACGGTACGCTGCTCAAGGGACCGCCCTCCGGGCAACCCGGCATCGGCTACATTCCGCCCGCCACATGGAATCCGGCGACCAACCCGCCGATCCCGTGGCTCTACGAATACGCCTATCCGAGCGACTGCCTCAAGGAGCGCGCGGTCAAGCCGGCGCCGATGTTCATTCCGAACTTCGCCCCGTCGCCCAACATCTTCGCGGTGCTCAACGACAACGGCTTGAACCCGCCGCAGCGGGTGATCTGTTGCAACGTGCCCAACGCGGTCATCGTCTATACCGGCCAGATCACTGATCCCAACACCATGCCGCCGGACTTCATTGAAGCATTTGTTGATGCGCTGGCGGAAGGATTCACCGCTGCGCTGGCGACCCCGGAATTCATCAAGATCAAGGCGGCGCAGGGGCAGCTGGACGAGGCCAAGGCGAGCGTGGAGCAGGGGTAAATGGGCGGTTACTTGCCTACGGACGTGATCCAACAGTGCATCGACGCCGCTGGCGTCGATTATCTTCTTGGCGACATCGAAGACGGTTCCCGTCAATCGCAAGTCTGCCTGCGCGCCTACCAGGAGTGCATCAAGCAACTTCTCCGCGCAGCCCCGTGGGACTTCGCAAGGCGCCAGGCCCCGCTCACTCTGCTCGCCGATGGCAGCGGCAACACACCCAACGTCGGTAAGGTCGTCTATGGAAACCAGTTCACCTACGAGTATGCTTGGCCGATCGATGCGGTGAAGCTCCGCTACATCCCACGCAACTACCTGCCCAACCCCGGCGCAACCGTGCAAGGCAACATCGTCCCGCCCAACAATCAAGCCCCGATCATGACGGGCCTGGGCCAGCCGCCCTACGGCCCCAAGCGCATCCAGCCGGCGCGCTTCCTTATCACCAACGATTTCAACTATCCGCCCCCACCCGACCAAATCAGCTGGGAAACGCAAGGCCTCTCCCCGCAAGGCCGGGTGGTGATCCTGACCGACGTTGCGAACGCCACGGCCGTCTACACCTACCTCGCCCTCTATCCCTCGATCTGGGATTCTCTCTTCCGCGCCGCGCTGGTGGCCTATATCGCCAGCGAAGTGGCGCTCCCGCTGCACACCGACAAGGCGCTGGGCCGCTCGATCGCCACCGACCAGCGCGAGATCGCCAAGGCCAAGATCATGCAGGCGAGAGCCATCGCAGCCAACGAATCCGGCATGAAAAATACCTCCGACATTCGCGTGGACTGGCTCGACGTGCGCCGCGACGGAGGCCGCTGGGGTTGGCCCGGACGCGATGGCGGCGGCGGTGAATTCTGGGGAAGCTATGATGATTGCTGCGGCGCGGGTGTGGTGGCGGGTGCGGCGTTCTGATAGTTCAGACACTTCGGGCGTGCGGCATAGTCATCCTCGGGGAGCGCGGACCTCGGGGCAAGAAAGGCAGGATGCGGGCCGCATGGCTCGGTAGGTCTTCGATCGTCCGTTCAATTCTGTCAATCCGCGCATCCTTAAAACGGAGAAACGCCGCACCCCCATCGTTCACTTGTTGGCACGGCGCTCCCCATCAGGTCGTACAGAAAATTGCGGTTCATCTACGCAGTTTTCCAATTGCTACGTCATAGGCCGCTCCCTGTTAATGGTTGACGATAGGGGTTAGTCTGGTACGTAACAGTGCGGCGAATCAAGGGGAACGGGGCGTGAACCTTATTTTGGGACAATATCCGCTCTGGAAGCCTGACTGGTGATCGGAGGCTTTCGGCTGTGGCCACTGCTACATTAGAATCAGCCTTCATCCTCGGGGAAGTTTCGCCCTCCCTTTTCGGCCGCTTCGACCTTGCCCGCCTGCATGTTGCCGCCTCCACCATGCGCAACATGTGGCCATCATTCCGCGGCGGAGCGTACAGCCGCGCCGGCACCGCGTTCGTCGGCTTCTCCAAACAAACCGGCCGCGTGTTTCCTCCGCGCCTGATCACCTTCCAATTCAGCATCAGTCAAGGCCTCGCGCTCGAGTTCGGCAACTTCTACATGCGCGTCATCATCAATGGCGCGTTCGTCACCGAGGCCCCGGTCAATATCACCTCGATCAGCAACGCCAATCCTGGCGTGCTGGTCATGTCGTCCGATGCTTTCGTGACAGGAGACTGGGTATTCTTGGCCAGTGTCGGCGGCATGACGCAGGTCAACGGACAAACCTATGTGCTCACCCGCACCTCGGCCGCGCACTACACCTTGCATGACGTGTACGGCAATAATATCGATACGACCGCCTTCGGTGCCTTCACGGCTGGGGGCACCGCAGCGCGCATCTACACGCTGGCCACGATCTACGGCGAAGCCGACGTTGCGTGGCTCAAGGTCACCGAATCCGCCGATGTCATGTCGATCTGCTGCGTCAACCAGCAGACCGGAACGGAATATCCGCCGCAGGACTTGTCCCGCATCACGGATAGCAACTGGAGCTTCAGCCCGGTCGTTCCGGCGCCGAGCGTATTGCCGCCCAATGCTGCACCGACAGTCACGCCGAGTACGGCCGGCACGGTGACCTACGCCTATCAGATCACCTCGGTGAGCCCGACCGATGGGACGGAGAGCGTGGCCAGTGCGACCGGCATTGTCGCGACCGCCGTCAACATCATGTCAACGGCGGGCACCATCAACGTGGTGTGGCCTGCAGTCGCGGGCGTGAGCGAATACAACATCTACAAGGCGGAGCCCGCGGTCTCCTTCGGCATTCCGGCCGGCGCGCTCTTTGGCTTTTGCGGCAGCGCCTACGGGACGAATTTCAACGACACCAACATCATTCCAGATTTTTCCCAGGTGCCGCCGCAGCACATCAATCCCTTCGCCCGCGGGCAAATCATCCGCGCCAACGTCACGGGTAGCAGCGGCACGGTCACCAGCGTCACCTTCACGATCACCACGGGGACCGGCTCGGGCGCCCTGCTGCAGGGCGTGGTCATCGGCAACGCGCTGGTGGCGATCCTGGTCGAGGATGCGGGCGAGAATTACCTTCCGGGCGATACGGTCACTGTCAACGTGACGGGCGGCGGCGCGGCCACGGCAACGCTGACCATTGGCGCGCTGACCGGCACCTATCCCGGGACCGTGGCGTATTTCCAGGAACGCCGCGCCTATGCCTTCACGCTCAACAATCCCGACACGTACTTCATGTCTCAGCCGGGGGCATTCACGAATTTCGACGTGCGCACGCCTCCGATCGACTCGGATGCCATCACCGGCTCGCCGTGGGCCACCCAGGTCAACGGGATACAGTTCATGATCCAGACTTCGGGCGGCCTGCTGGTTTTTACAGGCCTGCAATGCTGGCTCCTGGTCGGCGCCGGATCCTTTGCCACCAACGTGCAGGCCATCTCACCATCGAGCCAATTGGTCAATCCGCAGCCTGCGGTCGGATGCTCGCCGACCTTGCAGCCGATCAAGATCAACTATGACGTGATCTTTGCCGACGCGTTCAGCACGTACTACTACGATCTTCCGTACCAACTCTACGCATTGTCAGAGCCGATCAGCATCACGATCAACTCGACGCATCTATTCACCGGCTACTTCGTGCAAGATCACACCTGGTGCGAGCGGCCCAACCGCCTGTTGTGGTCGGTGCGCGACGACGGATGCATGGTCAGCCTCACCTATCTCAAGAGCGAGCAGGTAGCATCCTACGCGCGTCACGATACCAACGGGCTCTTCTTCAAGGTGTGCTCGGTGGCAGAAGGGCAGACCGACGCGCTTTATCTCGTCGTGCAACGCGTCATCGGAGCTACCAACATGCCCTTCATCATCGAGCGCATGGACAACCGCATCTGGACCGACGTGGAGCACACGTGGTGCGTGGATTGCGGATTCTCGTTGCCGCAGCCCACGCCCAATGCCACGCTCACGATCAGCCCGGTGGGTGGCCAGGGGGTGCTCGACGGGGCGACGGGAATCGTCCCCGGCGGGAACTATTCCGCGGGTACCTTAGGCGTCGTGATCGACGCGCCGTTGACGCCCGATGGCCCTCCGGGCCCCGGTAGCGGCGCGGTGCCGACCTTGACGTTCGTTGGCGGAGGCCTCGCCACGGTGAATTTCGGGGTGGGCCAGCAGGGCAACGGCTACGTCAATCCCAAGCTCGTCATCACCGATCCGGCCGGGAGTGCCGGCGGCTCTGGCGCAAGCGCCATCCTCACGCTCGACAACTCCGCCGCCTTCCACACCACGGCGCCCGCTTTCACCTCGATCGGCCAAGTCATCCGCGCCTTCGGCGGCGTTGCCGTCATCACCACGGTGACCGACAGCCAGAACGCCATTGCCAATGTGTTGACCCCGTTCACGGCGGCGCTGCAGCCAAACTCCAACCCGCCGAGCGTGCAGGCCTTGGGGCGGGGCGAGTGGAGCCTCACCACGCCAGTCTCGAGCGTCTACATCCCGCAACTTGCGGGCGCGACCGTCACAGGGCTCCTCGACGGCAACGTGCTGGCGCCCACGGCTGTGCCCGCCAATGGGGTCCTGGTGCTGCCGAAGGCGGCAAGCCAAGTCACGATAGGCTTCGGTTTCCAGGCGCAGCTGCAATCGGTCTATCTCGATGTGCCGGGCCAGGGCGGAACGGTGCAGGCGCAGCGCAAGAAGATCGCGGCCGCCAACGTGCTCTTGGAAGCCTCGCGTGGCGTCAAGATGGGATCGAATCAGGTGGACGGGTCGACCCTCTCGCCACTCTTGTTGGCACCGGTCTGGTCAGGCCTCAGCGACGTCCCCGACATGGGGATAAAGGCCTATAACAGCAACACGATCCCGCTCGGGACCGGCTACCAGCGGGTGCCGGTGCAAGGGGGATTCCAGAAGCCGGGGCAGGTGTGTCTGCAGCAGGATAACCCGTTGCCGATGAACGTGTTGGCCCTTGTTCCGGAGACGCTAGAGGGCGATACCCCGAGCCAAGGCTGGCCGCAGCGGCAGCCGCAGCAACAAAAAGGGGCGTAAACTTAGCCCATAGGCTTACGGAACCTGATTTTGCATGCTATGGTCTTGTGGTGAATCGGGTGTAATGCCATGTAATGGGGAACCATGGGGATTGATGGCGTGTCATTTCGGATCAAACAGGCGCTTGGGCTTGCTCTCTTGGTCGCGGTCATGGTGGCTTTCGTGGCGATGCCGGAACTCTACGCTCAATTTGACCGGCGCCCCGACGTCGGAACTTCCCTGACACGGCCGCCGACCGGCAATCTGGTAATCACGAACTCTGCATCGCCTAAGCCGTCTTGTGAGGACGGTTACGAGCTTGTGTTGCGCACGGCCAACGGGATAATCGGTTATCCGATGTGCGCCAAGGATTTGAAGAGTCCGAAGTAAGATTTGGGACAAGTCCCGCTCTGGAAGCCTGACTGGTGATCGGAGGCGCTCAATCGTGGCAGAATATCCCGGTCTGCAAATCATCGGCACCTATGAGGTCGAGCCGCACACATCGGGCGGAATGAACTGGGGCCGTCATGTCGTCAGGATGCAGTTCCCCAAGATCAAGCGCAAATCGAAGGGCTGGCGCAGGCACGTCCGCAAATCCAAAGCCGCATCGTCCAATGGGTAAGACACCGCATTTTGACTGCGAAAATCCTGGTTCGAGTCCAGGTGCGGTTGCCATTCGCGATTGGACCTATCTACCTGGTCTGACGCAATGGATTGAGGCTACGTACAACTATATGGCGGATGGCAGCGTTATCGTCACCAACGAATGTCTCGTATCGCGGTATGACACAACGCCAAAGATAAAATTTCGGGGCGCGCGGTGATGCGCGTCACCGAGCAAACAAAGCACTTGCTCGCCCTTCGACGCTGGCGGCGCAACATCATAGCGCGCGGCTACGAGGAAATTGGCGAGCACGGCGGTAATTTGTGGCAACTCTATCGCGGCGCCCGCTGGGATCACGTCATCACGCATGTGGCGATCGACCCGTCCCGCAAGAGCATCTGGGTCAAGATCGAGAAGAAAACGCCCCAGCGATACGTCGTATTGGCCGCCGTCCATGCCCCACTTTGAACTCATCGACGCGCGCCCCTACCACTGCGGCCAGATCGTGCGCCGCTTGCGCCACGACATGCACTGCGCCTTCTTCGCGCTCGGGGTCGATCCGCACCGCGAACTGCGCACCTGCTTTGATGTCTCCTACCTCCGCCGCGCATGGCTGATCGACGGCAAGCTTGCCGGCTTGGGCGGCGTGTTCGGCGGCGCCCTCTCATCCGCCGGCTACATCTGGCTTGCGCTGACGCAGGAGGCCACGCGCTACCCGGTCGCCATGCTCAAGGAGGCGCGGCGGCAGGTGGCGGAGATCGGGGCGACCAAGCATACGCTGATCGCCTCGACGCTTGCGGGTGACGATGCGGCCGAGCGCTTCATCATGCGGCTGGGCTTTGAATTGCATCATGCGGCCAGCGCGGATGCGCGGGGATGGATATGGCGGCGGTCGTTCGCGCTGCGGGAGGCGGCGTGATGCCCGAAATCATCGGCATAGATTGGGCGAAGCCCGAGAGCGATCACACCTCACACGCTCTGATCAAGGGCATGACTCTCGTATGCGTGATCCCGCGCGAATTAGGAGCCGTGACGCGCCTTGAAGTCCGTAACGGCAAGGTCGTCTGTCACACCGAAAGCGGCATCGAGATGATTGTGCCAACGGGGAAACTCTGATGGCCGACCAAGAACGCCACCGCGGAGAATTCCGCCCGGTCAATACCTCGTTCTCCCCGCAGACGCACATGCTGCTGGTCAAAGGCACGCCGCGCTCCGATTACCGCATCGAGGTCGACGACGAAGGCCTCAAGATCATCATGGAGAATCTGACCTACGAGGAACTCTGCCACGTGCAGATCGTGCCGACGCCACGCCCGCGTGGCTGCCGGGAGTGCGGGTGATGGCCCCGCTCTTTCCGCGTCATGATGGAAGTCTCACGCATTTTGAAAGTGCCGAAGCTATCAATGCCGCCTACGCGCAAATGCGCATGTCACACGTTCCGAGCATCTCTGGCGCGCCTGAAACCATCATCGCTTGGCGCGACCGCGAGTTGAAGCGTTTCTTCGACAACCAACGCAACGCCAATCGTTGCGCGGACTGCGGCTGATGGTCTTGAAACAGGAAATGGTCGACGCCTTGCGCCGCGCAGCGAACGTAGCCTTCGCGGAAGACATCTGCTGTTATCTTGATAAGGCGATTATCCCGGACTTGACGAACTGCCGCCTTTGGTGGAATATCCTTCTAGATATACTATCCCTAGGGGATGGACTGCTATGGGCGAAGTTGCAGCATTTTGCGCGGGAGTGGTGTTGCCCACTCTCATTACTGTGGCGCTAATCGTGATGGGCGCTTCAACCCCCGGGGAATTCTTAGTGGTGCGAGGGTGCATCGCACTGGCGGCAGCCGATGTGTTCTGCCTAACAATTTGGTGGCTTTACCGGCACGGCCCTGGAACGCCGTCTTGGCAACATTTAGCCGGAGCTGCAGTTATAGCGCTTCTTATCGTAACTCTGCCGCTATTGTTTAGGTGGGTTGACCAAAAGGAACTCATCGCAGTCAACACGCCTCGAAATGCTGGAATTTTAATTTATTCTCCGGGCAAGAGTGCGGTAGCCGTTCCTAAAATTCAGCTTGGAACGTCCCACATCATAGTGGGAGCCAAGGAAATCGGCCGCGATACTCCAGCAGATGTACTTTTATTCCCGGCCCTGAGCGAATCCCAATTCAAAATCGAATTGATCGATGGGCGAGTTAAGGTTTCCACTCAGATAAGAGATGAGAACAACAAATTGATTGTTGAACTCGTTAAAAACGAATGGAAAGTGCTACCGCCTCCCGGCACTTGGGATAGAAATTATAGCGACGACGCCCTTGAAGTCAGAGACGGCTCGGGCGCCATTGTCCTTCAGGTTAAACTATTTTCAGATCGCGTTCAAATACAGGGCATGTGGTGGGTGGACCTGGGGCCTCCAAATGGAATTGTTAGATTTGTAGTTAGAGGTAACCCGACGATTGGCGGGCAAATAATCATCATTCCTACGGCCAACAAAGACCCGCTACCTACAATCGATGCAATGTTTGTTTATCCCAGTGATGCCCACCTTGGCGAGCTACGCCAATGATTTTGCTAACAACCGTCAATTGCCGTTCCGAAGATGTCCGCATTATGTCGGTTATTGTAGCGGAACTCGAACTCAACAACGTACAGATGGAGGTACTTTCTGCTGACCTTGTGGAAGGTGCCGACGACGCCGCGTTTCACCAGCGACCAGAAGCCTTCTATTGTGTTGGTGTGGATTGCGCCGACGACGCCTTGTCGGACGTGTTGGCCGCTACTGTGGTTGATTGTTTCGTGCGGGAAGCGGTAGTGCAAGCGCCCGTAGCCGTGAAAATCATCGGTGCAAAGCAGACTTACCTTAGTCGATACGGTTTCGTTGACGAAGCGTTCCAGTGTTCCATGCGCGACGTTCCTAACAACGCGAGCAACCACGTTTCCCTTGCGCTTCACAGCACCAACGATGGCAGTCTTTTTGGGATCGCCGCGACCAGTGATGCGGGATTTCTTGTCCCAATGCCGGTTCTTGTCACTGCCGCCAACGTAGGTTTCGTCAATCTCGACAATGCCGCCAAGCTTTTCCATGTCCTCGATCAGCGCGGTTCTGACCTTGTGGCACATCAGCCAAGCGGTCTTGTAGGAGCCGAAGCCCATGTAGCGGTAAATTTGGAGAGAGCTCATTCCCTTTTTGCTGGTCAGCATAAGGTGAGTGACCTTGAACCAATCGCGAAGCGGCTTGTTCGTGTTCTCAAAAATTGTGCCGGCAATGTGCGAGAAGCGGTAAGACGTGCTCTTCCCGCAATCCATGCACTCCCATTTGTGCGCCATGGTTTTGAGCGCATAGACGTGACCGCTTTTGCAGCGCGGGCAACGAACGCCTTGCGGCCAGCGGCGGGCGACCAAATAGGCCGCGCAAGCCTCTTCATCCGGGAACATTTGCTCAAATTGAGCACTGGTGAGCTGGTGGACCGCTTTCGGACGCTTGGCCATGACGGTTCTCCCTATCGACAGGAGGCAGTATGGCACTAAATTCCATGCTCGTCAAGTCAGGGATAATCGCCCTTGATAAAGCGATGTGTAATTCCATTGCCGACGAATTGCAGAGAGCATGGGAGCAAGAGGCTCAGGCGACAGCGCGTGAGAATGTGCTGCGACAAAAGCTTAAGAGCAAGCCCGCGCCGGACCAACGATCATTTTCGCACGGAAGATGCACCTGATGGCCCCCGTCCTTCCCGCCCTCGCCATCGGCGGCGCTCTCCTCTCCGCCACCGGCACGCTCGAACAGGGCCAAGCCACATCAAACGCCGCTTCCTATTCGGCCACGGTGGCGCAGAACAATGCCTTGATAGCCCAACAGAACGCCAAATATGCCGAGCAGTCCGGCGCCCAGCAGGCCATGGTCACCTCGCTCAAGAGCGCAGCGCGCGGCGGCAAGATCAAGGCGGCGCAGGCGGCCAACAACATCGACGTGAACTCGGGCTCGGCCGTGGACGTGCAGGCAGGTGAACGCCAAGCCGGCCAACTCGACACCGAGACGGTGCTCAACAATGCCGAGCTGCAGGCCTACGGCTACCGTTCGCAGGCGACGAGCTTCGAGGCCGAGGCGGGGTTGAAGCAGGAGGAGGCCGAGCAGGCGCCGATCGGCGCAGGCCTGGGGGCTGCGGGGAACCTGTTGAGCAGCGCGTCAAGCATCGGCGGCAAGTGGACGGGGTTCAATCCGGCCTCTGCCGCGGTCAACGGGCCGTTTGCGATTGGATAGCCAAAACAAAATCCTGCGATGACCGATGACCCTCACAGCCCGCGCTCCCCTCTCGTGACACAATCTTAACCAGCGATGGCCCAAGTCCAATCCTCCGAAGGTATCCCCGAGGTCGCCCCGCACACGTCCGTGCCGGACGACTACCAGAGGATCCAGGCCACCCCGGAGGAATTCGGGGGACTGATCGCGCGGGGCGAGCAGCAGTTGGGCCAAGGCGCGCAAACCGCCGCCAAGTTCTACGGAGAAGCCGTCGCCGACAACGCCGCCAACGAGTTCCAGGAGCGCACCACCAAACTCCTCTACGGCGACCCGCAGAAGATGGTGCAGGGTCCGGACGGCAAGCCGCAGCCCGACACCGGCTTCTTCGGGCTCAAAGGACGCGCCGCGCTCGACGCGCGGCCAAAGCTCGACGACAGCATGAATTCTTTGACGCAGGAACTGCGCGAACAACTCTCCTCGCCCGAGCAACAACTCCAATTCGACAACTTCACGCGGCGCTACCGCTCGCTGACGCAGAGCGAAGTCGGGCGCCACGCCGACAGCCAGGCCAATACCTGGTATGCGGAGGTCAACAACACCGCCGCCAAGCAGCAACTCAACCTCATCGCGGCGAATGCCGACAAGCCCCTGGTCGTGGCACATGCCACGCGCGATCTTATCGACGCGCGGGTCAAGACCGCGCAGCTGCAGGGCGGCGGCGATCAACTGGTCAACGCTGCCGTTGACCAGGCCAAGCGCGAGGCTGCCGTAGCGCAGATCGACGCCGTGGCCGGCGGCGGCGATTGGGCCAAGGCCCAGCGCATGACCGAGAATTACCGCAAGATTCTCGGCACCGAATACGAGCGCGTGGCGAACGCCGTGCGCGCGCATGCCGACCAGCAGATTGGCAACCAGGGCGCCGATCGCGCCATCGCCAAGGCCACCGACATGGGCGGTGCGCATCCGCCGCAGCACGACCAGCCGGTAGCCGGCGTCCCCGTCTCTTACCTCTCCGCCATCCAGCACGAGGAAGGCTTCGACCCGCACCCCAAGTGGGACGTGCATCAGTGGACGGTCGGCTACGGCACCAAGGCCGCAGGGCCGAACGAGCGGCCCTCCAAGCAGGAACTTGACCAGCGCTTCGATGGCGAGATTTCCAAGGCCGCCGCGACCGTCGATCGCATCAACCCAAACCTTGATCCCGGCACCAAGGCGGCGCTCACCAGCCTCACGTTCAATACCGGCGATGCCTGGACGCGCTCGAACCTCGGGCAAGCGGTTGCATCGGGCGACATTGCCACGGCCCAAAAACTATTTCTGCAGTACAACCACGTGGGCGGCCTCTTCTCGCCGCAGATCGCCAATCGCCGCTCGACCGAGGCGGCATGGTTTGGCAACCCGGAGCCGCCGCCCCCTTCGCCGTTGCAATACGGCAACCTCAAATCGACCGCCTACCAGGTGGCGATGAACGATCCAGAATTGCGCGACAATCCGCAGGCGATGGCACATGCGCTGCAGCGCATCAATCAATCCTACACCGCCGCGCAGATCGCGGCCGATACAACGGAAAAGCAACGCCAGGAGGCCAATGACCAAGCCGCCAAAGGATACGTGTCCCGCATTCTCAAAGGCGACACAAATGGCATCGTTGATCAAATCGCGGACGACCCAAATCTCAATCACCAAACGCAATTGGCACTAGGCCGCGCTGCCACTACGGATACCGAACTTGGCGTATACGCCAAGAATTTCTGGGGCGCGTACAAAGGGGTCACGGCCGCTGCTGATGATCCAGCCCGTATCAATACCGCTGCCGAACTATTTGCACGCGCGGGACCAGACGGTGACCTCAGCCTTGCGGGTGCGGCGAAGCTCAACGC